ATATGACTGGCGATGCCCAGCAATATCACCGACACGCCCAACACAATCCATCCGGCTAACTCGATAATTCGATTAATGATTGTCGTCATGATTCGTTATTTTGTTTTATCCATAAATACAGTTTAAGAATTTTACAGCGCAGATTGCCGCCCGGCAAGCGCTTTGCAGTGTTGTTTTGCGATTGTAATCAGCTAGTTATAATTGTTAATCAGAAATTACTGATTGCATATATCGCCTCGAGGCGCAAAACCCAGTTTTAACCTATTGTGACCAGAGTAGAGATAGTGTGAAATATGTGTGTCAAAAGAAGAGAGGCGACGTCATGAACGACAAAATCCGTGTTGGATTAATAGGTTATGGTTATGCGAGTAAAACGTTTCATGCTCCGCTAATTGATGGCACGCCAGGGATGGAACTGGCGGCAATCTCCAGCAGCGATGCGAGTAAAGTGCATGCAGACTGGCCGACGGTGCCGGTAGTTTCCGAGCCGAAGCATCTGTTTAACGATCCCAATATTGATCTCATCGTCATCCCTACGCCCAATGACACTCACTTCCCACTGGCTAAAGCAGCCCTGGAAGCAGGGAAGCATGTGGTGGTGGACAAACCTTTTACCGTGACACTGTCACAGGCCCGGGAGCTGGACGCGCTGGCGAAAAGCCTCGGGAAATTGCTCTCCGTGTTTCATAACCGCCGTTGGGACAGCGATTTCCTGACCGTGAAAGCGTTGATCGCTGACGGGTCTCTCGGAGAAGTAGCCTTCTTTGAATCGCATTTTGATCGCTTCCGTCCCCAGGTACGCAACCGCTGGCGCGAGCAGGCGGGTCCGGGCAGCGGCATTTGGTACGATCTGGCCCCCCATCTGCTTGACCAGGCCGTTAACCTGTTCGGTCTACCGGTGAGTCTGAACGTCGATCTGGCCCAACTGCGCCCTGGCGCACAGGCCACGGACTACTTCCACGCTGTGCTGAGTTATCCGCAGCGTCGTGTGGTACTGCACGGCACCATGATGGCGGCGGCAGAATCGGCTCGCTATATCGTGCATGGCTCCCGCGGCAGCTACGTGAAGTTTGGCCTCGACCCGCAGGAAGATCGTCTGAAAAATGGCGAGCGTCTGCCGCAGGAAGACTGGGGTTACGACATGCGTGACGGCGTGTTGACCCGCGTTGAAGGCGAAGAGCGTGTAGAAGAGACCTGGCTGACGCTGCCGGGTAACTATCCGGCCTATTATGCTGGTATTCGCGATGCGCTGAACGGCGACGGTGAAAATCCTGTTCCGGCGAGCCAGGCGATTCAGATTATGGAGTTGATTGAGCTGGGGATTGAGTCTGCGAAACATCGCGCGACCTTGTGTCTCGCTTAAAAAAGTAAAGCCCGGCAGAGCCGGGCTTTTTCTTATCCGCGTGCGACCTTGTCGCGCAGCGCCTGCTTCTCCGCAGGAGTCAGGAAGGCCATCTCCAGCCCGTTGATCTGGGCCTGGCGGATCTGCTCCCGGCTCAGTCCAGCCAGCGAGGCGGCAACCGTATACTCGTGAATAATATCCACGCCCTGAACCGCCGGATCGTCGGTATTCAGCGAGGCCATCACCCCATGCTCCAGGAAGGTTTTCAGTGGATGCTGCGCCAGCGTCGCCACGGTGCTGGTCTGAATGTTGGAGGTCAGACAGGATTCAATCCCGATACGCTGCTCTGCCAGGAAGTCCATCAGGGCCGGATCTTCAACCGCCTTCACCCCATGACCGATACGCTCGGCACCTAACTCGCGAATGGCCTGCCAGATGCTCTCCGGGCCTGCCGCTTCACCGGCATGCACGGTGATGTGCCAGCCAGCATCGCGGGCGCGGTTAAAGTGAGAGAGGAACAGACTGCCCGGGAAGCCCAGCTCGTCACCCGCCAGATCCACAGCGGTGATATGGTCGCGGTGCGCCAGCAGCGCCTCAAGCTCCTGCAGGCAGGCGTCTTCCCCGAAGGTGCGGCTCATGATGCCAATCAGACGGGCCTCGACGTTGAAGGTCTTGCAGCCCTCACGCACGCCAGCAATCACCGCTTCAACCACGCCTGCCACCGGCAGTTTATGGGTCATCGCCATGTAGCCCGGCGAGAAGCGCAGTTCGACATAGTGCAAACCGTTGCGCGCGGCATCTTCGATATTTTCAAAAGCGACGCGACGACAGGCGTCCAGCGAGGCCAGAACTTTTACCCCCCAGTCGAGCTTGCTCAGGAAACTGACCAGATCCGGCTCGTTTTCCGTAACCTGCACATGTGGGATCAACGCCTCAAGGGTTTGTGCGGGCAGGGTTAAATTATACTGACGGCCCAGGTCAAGGATGGTCTGGGCGCGGATGTTACCATCAAGGTGGCGATGAACGTCAGTTAACGGGAGGGTGGTATCAATCATGGTCGCACTCTTTATTAGTAGAAGTGCGAGCCATTATACTACAGTTAATTAACCTATTAAAAATGCTGAGGAATTCATGCATTTGCAGAATGAAAGGGACACATAGGGGGCAATTAACCTAATTTGCTGTTTAAAAACTCCACCTGATCCCGGTCCTTATCACACATCCATTTAGAGTAAACCTTATACACCATACTGGCATCAGTATGCCCCATCTGGCTGGCGATGAAAGAAGGGATCGCTCCTGCAGACAACAACCAGCACGCGTAAGTATGGCGAGACTGATAAGGGACACGGCTGCGTATTCCCGCTTTTTTTAGTCCCTGCTTCCAGCTATAGCCCAGCGCGTTTTTTGAATAATAGGGATTCGGAACGGCAAATTTAATTACCGGACGAAACACAAACCGTACGTGCTGCTGATCAGTGCTCGCATACGCACGATGGTTAAATGTGATTTCTGTCGTCTGGTCTGCACCGGTCAGATGGAACTGAGCTCTTAACGCTTCGAGGGCTGGCTCCAGCAATGTGATCGTGCGTTCTCCGGCGGACGTTTTAGGCGGCCCGAACTGATCATAGTTGTTCAGATTCCGACTGACGTGAATTTTTCCATTGACCAAATCAACATCATCCCATCCAAGTGCGCACAGCTCCCCATGACGAAGACCTGCGTAAAAGGCCAGTTTCCATAAGTTAACAACTGAAGCTGGTAACACCGAAATGAATCGCTCGTATTCTTCCATCGTGAATGGATCCGGTGCTTTCCGCGGCCGTTTCAAAGAAGGAATATCTTCAAAAGGGCTGTTCGTAATAATGTGGCTACGTTTGGCAAATTTCAGCATGGCGCAAAGTGTGCGGATTTGCTCGTTTACCGTGGCTGGTGCCCGGCCCGTTTTATTCAGGTGTGGCACAACATCATTGCGTACATCTCCCAGCAACAACTCCTTGCGGTATTTCAGAATGTCGATCTGTTGAATATCTGCGATCAGGGTTTCTCTACCAACGATCCGCAGCAGAATCTTGATGATGGAATGCATGTTCCGCGCTGATGCGTAGGACATTTCCAGCTCTTTGGTTCCGCTGTATTCATCACAAAGTTCCTGGAAGGTACTAATCCTCAACGTAGTTGAGAATTTTTTTGCTGCTTTAGAGCCAGGAAACTGCAGGCCATAATCAAATACCCCCATCTGGATATCACTGGTGATCTTCGCTCTGAGCTGGCCTGCTTTTTTGAGGTTGGCGTTAGTCACCAGCCAGCCTTTAAGCGTTTCCCGGCAACGAACCCCTCGGTAAATGAACCATATCCGAATCTTGCCATTGTGAATTTCAACACCCGTTGGCGCCACGTCACTGCTCCTGAACGAAACTGTTTATCTTGGGGAAGTTGTACCAAAGTGTCGCCCGCGGAGAGTTGTTATCTCCTTCTGTCTGGGTTACACGCTTAAAATGAATACCTTCGATCCAGCGATGAGCGCGGTAGCAAGTTACCTGCCGCTTTGAGAGTCCCGTTCTCTCACACAGCTTCGCTTCGACCACCCACTCTTCGTTAAAAATCACCTGTGCCATCTTTCACCTCAGGTAACCGACATCATTATAAAGATGCCGGTTGTTAAACATTGATATTTCAATATCAGGCGATCTTCCCGGGCAAGGATCGCAGGCTTTACGCGCCAGAGGTGACTGTGTGCTGCGGTTGATTAATCGCATAATTTCTCTACCGGGAGGGCGAACCCTCCCGCCTCCCTTAGGCCACGTATTCCGGTTTCATATCTGCCAGGGTGATGCTGAACTGATCGTGCAGTTCGTCACCCAGATGACGCTTTGCCGACGCCAGCACGCGTTCAGCTTCCTCGAAGCGCTCGGCACCATCCGGTTCGCCGGGCTGCGGCAGGGAGTTGATCGCTGCCTCGACCCTGTTATATGCATCCACCAAGTGATAACGCTTCACGGCCTTGTTTTTCAGCTCGGTGTACAGGGCCGAACCCAGCGTGTTCTTGGCAGTTTCGATATCGGCCCGAATTGCTTTGGCGTTATCTACGTCCTGCGCGGCTTCAATGCGATCCCTGAAATCATCGGCCATAGCATCGAGGTTGGCGGCTGATTCCTGCGTGCTATGCGAGGTTGTTACGCCGTCACCTTTGATATCGGCCAGGCTCACACGCTGTGCGGGGGTCGGGTTAATTTCCTTCTCGGTGCGCTGCTCTACTTCATCCGGGGTATACACGCCGAGGACAACTGCAGGACAGTACAGGCGCGCCCAGTACTTGAGGGCCAGATATGCGATCTGCTGCTTAGGATTCGAAATCCACAGGGGAGAATTACGCGTAATCACGCTGGACAGGAATACCGGTTCGCCCCAGGTGATCTCACTCTCACCGCGAATGACAGCCCCCACACGAACAGACAGGCCTTGCTCGTCAGCACTGGTCCAGCCGCGTACCATTTCTTTTTTGTCGTACGTACCGCCGCCTTTCGCTGGCTTCTTAACGATCTCTTCGCGCATGCTGGCGCATTTCGACCAATCGCCCTCGTACTCATAGTGGAAGCGGCCCACAATGGCGTTTGAACTGGAGATCACCGCGTTCACCAGCTGCGCCTCGTAGCCGAGCACGCCGTTGACCAGGTGCGTTTTCTGCGCCACCGCGTACGGGTTCATCCCCCACTGCATAGCCTGCATGATGATGGCCATGCAGTCGGCTGGGTTACCGCGAAGATGTTCAGGAACCGTTACGGCTGCCTGGGCCATTAATCCGGCAACGGCCTGCAGCTGGGTTAATGCCTGCACATTGAAGATGGCGTTGCTGGCAGAGATAGTGTTTGGAGCCTGCTGCTCCGCGGTTACGATATTCATGTTTTCCATCATCATTCCCCTTATGCCTGAGTACGCAGCGCTTCAAGGCGGCGCAGGTCGAAGTCGTTCAGTTCGTCGGTGTAGTCTTCGGTGATCGGCGCTGGCCACACGCCAGTGTCGAAAGCGTTAGCGATGCGATTCATGGTCTGGCGATACTCGAGCATGCCCAGCTCAATCAGTTCTTCGCTGGCCTCAACGATGGCGATCCAGTGATAACCCTCGTCTTTGTTAACGAAAATCCAGAAGAACTGATCCAGCGCCGCGGCATTCATGTACATAGCCGCGCTGAGGTGATAATCGCGGTCGATAATTTCGCGGTGCAGTCGAGAGCGCAGACCGGACTGCTTCACGTTCCACATGCTGATGGTTTTCAGGTCGGCCCCGATGCGAACGGCGTCGATGTCGATTTCCAGATCCGGGCGCACGCGGATTTCCAGCCCGGTCTCCTCATCGATACCGAAATAGCTCGTCTCAACAGCGCGGTCAGGGTGCAGCAGCAGCTTGCCGGCAGTCGGGTGATCGTGAAGTGCTTTCTGAATGGCCAGCGCCGTTTGCATCTGCTGCTGGGTAACAAGAATCTTGTCGCCTGGGTTCTCGCGCCACGCATCCAGCAGTTCGTCAGCGAATACCGCATCCGGCTTAACGGACTTCACCGCCTGGATCATTTCCGCTTTGGTGCCGGACACTTTCAACGGTGCCGGTTTCTGCGCTTCCTGCGCCACGAGGTCAGGGTTGATGATCGCCAGCTGCTCGAGGAGCGCATCACGGCTGCCGCTGGTTTTCACCGGCGCGGGCAGGGTGGCGTTGTACTCTTTGATGCAGGCTTTCATGGCTGTGGCGGTATGTTTCGTGCCGTTCTCAATTCGCTGATAAACCTCTGGCAACTGCTCATAAGCTGCGTAGGTTTCATCAACAGATGCACCCAGCGGTAACTGTGCAGGCAGGGTGGCGTTGTACTCGTCCAGCAGCGCCTTGATGTCGTCGGCACTCAGCTGCGCTGGCAGGCTGGCGTTATGCGCATCGATAAAGGTGCGCAGGGTCGCCGCGGTGGTGAATGCCCCTTCCGGGATCACCGGCTCTACGCTGAACTCTTCATCGAGGTTTTCCGGCTGCAGCGCCAGCGCATGCACCAGGTTACCCATATCCAGCACTTTGGAGCCTTCGCGCGGGATGGTCTTGGCGACATGGCGCGAGTTGAAGTACATCAGGCTGACTCGGGCATCTTTCACCTGGGTGCTGCTGATCCCGTTCGCTGCGTGGTAGACGTTATTCGGCAGACCTTCATAGCGGCCCGGTTCGAAGTACGCCGGGTATTCCGGTGCGCTGGCGGTTTCCTCCGGCGCTTCGGTGGTAACTTCCGGCTGCGTGGCGTTCGGCAGCTCTGGCACGGCGGCGGCCAGAACTTCGGACGAATTCAGGGCATCTGTTTGCGGATCAGCTGCATCAGCGCTTTCGCCTGGTGGTAACGCGTCACCAGCTTCTCCTTCCTGCGGGTGAGTCTCTTCCATCTGCACATCGCTGGTGGTCTCCGTTACTGTTTCCGTTTTTTCGACTGAGTTTGAGGGGGTATTGATGACCGGGTCAGTATTACCACCCATCAGGCCATCGATAGAGAACACGCCGCCTCCGAGGTTAGCAACCTGTGGCTGGCTGGTGGCGGCCAGGTCTTCATTAACCCATTTCGGATCTGCTGGGTCACTGATGCCTTCAACGAATTCCCCGCGGGATGCAGCCAATTCGTCATCTACTTCCTGGCGGGTTGGCTCTTCCACTTTCGTCTGGCGGCCTGCGCGAGGATCTTCATCCCACTCTGGATAGCCCTTCGAACGCTCGCCATTTTCATAGATTCCGTTCGCGGTGAACCATTCACGAACCTGCTTACGTAGTTCGACCGTGGTTAACTCATCACTCCAGGGGATTGCACGGGCAATACCAAAAATACTGTCAGCGTTGTAATCGGTAATGTCAGAGGTTTTGCCGAGCACCTTGAGCGCTCTGGAGTGGGCCTCATCTTTTTTGTCAGCCAGCTCTTTAGCCGCCATGAGCTGAGCACGGTTAATTTTCCCGGGTACGGCATCCGGGTAAAGCTGTGCAATTGCTATTTCGATGCTCAGGTTCGCCATGTTCTGCGGCACCGCACGCTTATAGGGTTCGGCAGGTTGTGGCTCTTCGGATTTCTGGTCTTGTGGGACACCAACACCATCAATGCGGCTGCCTGCAGCCCATTCACTGGTCAGGATTTCGTGGTCACTAGCCTCAGTAGACACCCAGATTCTGGTGAAGCGGAGGACCAGGGCCAGTTCATGGCGTTTATCCATGCTGAATACTTTTCGGATCGCGTCGGTATAGCTCCACAGAGCCTTGGTGTCGAAATCCTTTAACTCAGGGCAGCTTTCAGCAGCAAGCAAAAGGGTCTGGATATAGCTATTGTCGGTATCACTCTCCAGCGCATGCAGTTCCGCATGTTCACCGCGGGTGACATGATGGCGCAGTTCATCCACCGTCAGTTGAGCCAGCAGTTGCTGACGGAACGGCAGTTTGCATACTGCGTAACGAGTAAACTCATCGCCGTTTTTGAGTACCCGCAGGCCGTTCTCATACCAGTAAGGCTCATCCCTGGCCGGGAGCTTTCCACTCTTCCAGTCTTCAACCAGCTGATTGCGATCACCAGCTTCTGCCTTAATCCAGCCCGACATGAAGGCGGCCACCAGTTCAGGGTCGTGTTCTTTGTCCTGCGGAAAAACTTCTTTGACGGCCTGCACCAGCTTCCACTCAGCATGCAGGCTGAGATCGCTAATATCAGCAACGTCATTTTTGGCTTTCAGGAGACACTGGAAATAAACATTTCCTTCATCGGTCGCCAGTTCGTTGGCGACGATGTGCTGCTCCTGGCTGATTTCCGAAAGGTATTTGTCACCCAACAGATGAACGGCGAAGCGGACAGCCGGGGTGCGATTTTCAAGCTGGGAGGTGCTGCCCGCATCTGCGGTATCAGTGGCGGTTACCGCCGCGGCCGGCTGAATGTCATTGCTGGTGGCACTGTCCAGGGCGATTATGGTTGCGCTCTGAGAGGCAGATCCCGGGATCACGTTCCAGGTGCGCTGGTCTTCTGCTAGGGTGTAGCGCTCGCACCAGGTGTAATCAATGACGCTTTCTTCAGGCAGGTCGTCAACTACAGGCATATCCGTACGGACAGGCTTGGCGTAATCCTTCCCGCGGCCAGTTTCGATGCCAGCTTCTTCCAGCTCGACATCGAGCGTCAGGGCGGCGCGGGCTTCACTTTTCGCAGTAAACCAGATCACTGCATCTTGCTTACCGGATTTCTGGGTGGCCTTAACCACATAGAAAAATTCCATGTCAGATCCTCATTTTTGGATGTAAGATCCCCGGGCCAGAGATAGCGCCCATTGGGTGTGTTTTTGGTTTTGAGTAGTTTTCCGGTGTACTTTGGTCGGTGGCACCGGACGTAGACCCCGCCTTGCGCGGGTTTTACGTTAGGCTTCGTGGGCCATCTGGTCGTACGAAGCGCAACGCTTGGAACAATAATTGAGTTCTTCGCGCGCCAGCTGCGCACCGCGGATGAAGATCAATACGTTTTTAACTTCTTTCCCGGACTCGATTCAGTTGCTGCAGTATGCGCATTTCGTTGAGTTACACATCTGGGTTCCCCTTCTGCGCCAGCAGATAACAGATACGGCGAACAATCACCTCAACCCAGTTCAGTTTTACGGCCTGATGCCGTACTGGTTTACGTGCGTAGTCAATCATGGTCACCCTCATTTGCCCTTGTCGCCAGGCTGGCGGAACATTTCTTTAACCTGACAACGCTGCGCGTGTTGTCGATGAACTGAAGATACAACCAAAAGTTCGATGTGTAAAGCGTAAATGGAACCAATAGTTCTATTTGAGGGCAAAAAAAAGGCACCGATACGGTGCCTCATTGTAGAGCAGGTTTGAAAGGGTCTATTTCTTCAAATCATGGATGATGTCGTACACATCGTTTTTAAGAAGATCCATCTCTTCAACCACGCCTCTGGTGTGAATAATCAATCGCAGCTTTTCTGCTTCCGGCAATTGGTTGAAAAGTGAAAGCAACGTTTCTTCTCTTTCATCGAGCACGCGCGGTAATGCTGGTATCTCTTCGCCGTTCTCGCCTTCCTCTCCCTGCTCCATGAAAAACCAATATTCAGGCCTGCCGGTTACCGCAGCCAGCCTTTTAAGGCGCTCACCACTCGCAGCTGACGCGCCATTGGCCCACTTTCTCACGGATGTGTGGGAAAGCATAACGCGCCGCGCAAGGTCCGCCATGCTCCAGCCGTTTTCCTCCATCACTTGATGGATTCTTTTAGCAAATACAGGGTGAGGAATTTTATTCATATTTTCATTTTACAACCAATGGTTTGATAGTTCATTAGAACTATTGGTTTGATTTTTATTGGAACCAAAAGTTTTAAGTGCTATTCTCCAATCACCTAAAGCAAACAGCCAGGACAGCAAATGGATAACCAAATTAAACAAAAAATCAGCAGCCACATGTCTCAGGTAGGTATTGGCGAGTGCTTCGGCATCTCATCTCAAGCCGTCGGCAAATGGTTGCGGAAAGGGAAAGTCCCACACGCTCGAATTTTGCCGTTGTGTCGAATCCTTAACTGGAAAGTTACGCCTCATGAGATTGACCCAAGCGCCTATCCAAACCCTACAGATGGTTTGCCAAAGTAGGAGATCAACCATGCAAACGCAAAACCACAACCATAGTAGCAGCCTGACTGCTGGGCTGGTGATATCGAAATATCAAGAGCTTCCGCGCAAATCATGCAAACTCTCGAATATCCGGGAGGCTGTAAAAGCGTGGAACAGGGCAACGCCCGGCGATGCGCAAAACTACATCTCGCAGCTGGTTGCGAAAGAGTGGTTTGCCAGTGGTGGTCGTGGCCTTCTGCTGGCCGGTTCGGTACACGGCACCAAAGTTAACTTCTTCCGAATGATTAATAACACCGGGCCGAAGTATGACAAGTACCTGGAGATGCTGACTCCGGCGATCGTAGCGGTGATGGCACGCGATAACGAAGCAGTAGCGCGCGAGTTCGGCCTGGTAACGGGCAAAACCAATGAAGAGCTGATCGCAGATGCCATCAAAGAGTGTGGGGAAGCGCATCAGGCTAAGTTACTGGGTCAGCCAATCCAGCGTCTGGAGAAGGAAGTTCGTGAAGCGGCAGAAGCATTATTGCGTTTTCTGCCAACTGATTCCCTCGGCCCGGTTCTGGCGAGCCTGGCAGCAATGGCCCCAGGAGTTATGTGATGACAGTTTCTAAAAAGGCGAAAGCCGCGGTGCGCGAACACCAACGGCTTTCTAGTGCAAAACCGGTAGGAAATTGCGGAGATAAGTATGTCAAATACCGCTGAAGTTATCAAATTCCCCGTTCCAAAGCAGGAACAACAGGAGAGCCGCATGGCTGATCTGGAAAATGGCTATCTCCGTTTAGCCAATCAGATCCAGGATGCCCTGTGTATCGTTGAGCTATCCGGGCGCGAGTTCCGGGTTCTGAATGCCATCGTTCGTCTGACCTATGGCTGGTCCAAAAAATCAGACAGGATCGCTAACAGTCTCATTGCCGACAAAACGACGCTGAAGGTAAAGCACGTTTCAGAAGCGGTGCTGAGCCTTGCCTATCGGAACATCATCATCCTGCGCCGTATTGGGCAAACCAGATACATAGGCATAAACACCCGCCTGGATAAGTGGGCTTACACCAAGCCTAATTGCATGAAGTGCCCAGCGGCTTTTCCTGCTGCTGAAGTTGTCACAAGGGTTATTACCATCCCTGAAATTGGGGATGGTGTTTTTAGCCCGTTAACCATCCCTGAAAACGGGGATAACCATCCCCAAAAACAGGGAAAGGGATCCCTGAAAACAGGGAACACCAAAGACATTCTTCCAAAGACAAATATAAATACAGATCTAACCCCCTCTAATCCCCCAAGGGGGAAGGGTAAGTTTGACCCGTTGAGTATCCCGGTGCCTGAATGGCTGGATGCGTCGTCCTGGAGGGAGTGGGTTGCCTATCGTCAGCAGTCTGGCAAGGCCATCAAAACTGAACTGACCGTCACCAAAGCGTTCCGTCTGCTGAAAGAGTGCCTGGACGAAGGTCACGATCCGGTAGCCGTGATCAACACCAGCATCGCAAACGGGTACCAGGGTCTGTTCAAACCAAAATTCGGTCTTAACAACCGCAAGGCGGCCCGGGACGTAAATCACATTTCCCAGCCAGACAAAAAAATTCCAACGGGCTTCAGGGGGTAACCATGAAAAACGCAATCGGCACCGGCAGCGCGCTTGAACGCCTGCGGAAGTTTATCCCGGCCAGCGTGCAGCCGAAATTCAACAGCGTTGCAGAGGGGCAGGCATGGCAGCAGGAAGAGGGCCGTAAACACTGCCAGCAAATCGAGAAACAAAACCAGCGCGCCCGGTCTGAGAAAATTTTTGGTCGTGCCGGAATACAGGCACTTCACCGCAGCTGCTCGTTCGCGAACTACGAAGTATCAGGCCCGGAACAGCGTCAGGCCTACAGCATGGCGAAGAGCTACGCGCAAAACTTTGGCGGCGGCGGATTTGCAAGCTTCGTCTTCAGCGGCGCACCGGGTACCGGGAAGAATCATCTGGCGGCGGCGATCGGCAACCACCTGCTGGCAGCCGGGCACTCCGTTCTGGTGGTGACCATCCCTGACCTGATGCTCCGTGTTCGCGAGTGCTACGACGGCGGACAGTCTGAATCAGCGCTGCTTAACGACCTGTGTAACGTCAATCTCCTGGTGCTGGACGAAGTTGGCATCCAGCGCGGCTCCAGCGGTGAGAAGGTGATCATCAACCAGGTGATTGACCGCCGGCTCTCCTCGATGCGGCCAGTTGGCATCCTGAGCAACCTGAATTACGACGAGCTGGTGGCCACACTCGGCGCGCGCGTCGTGGATCGTCTTCGGATGGACGGTGGTATCTGGGTCAATTTCGACTGGGCCAGCTATCGCGGGAAAGTGTCACACCTGCGGGCTGTGAAGTG